TAGGAGGTAATCACCGGCGGATTGCCGTCCCGCCAGTTCTCTTTGGCATATTTAGATTTATAAACTATCCCAAGTTTCGGATCATACCAGACGTTATCCTTAGCCGACCATATCACCCAATGAGTATCATGCTTCAGACCGTTATAATGTTGACAACACATGCACAATTCCGGCAGATCGTCAGCCGACACCTGCGTTTTAGTGATAATCAAATTACCAGTATTAACGCCCAGCCGATTCAGAGCATCGGTAATAAGCCCATAACTGATCTCACTTTCACCACCGGTATATCTTTTGACCGTTTCCAAATCCAAATGAGTAATCATGGCGATACAAGCCTGTGCGCTATTGTTTCCTGTTTGATAGACAAGTTTCAACCGACAATCTCCGGATTATTTTTCAGCCATTCCAGCCTTTTAGCATCCTCGGCTTCACTCTCTACATATTTGACTTCGTTTTTGTCGTCGATATACATAAAATCCGACATGAACCTGACCCACCGGCATCGTCCCGAAACATGGCAAAGGGTTGCCGGGCTTGCCAACTCGTGATGTTCCCTTGCGCTTTTATCCGCCTTGCGTGGCGATGTTGACCGGCCTACATTTGATTTTGTCGGCCAGATACAAGTATCCCATATTTTTGCGATCTGCTTATATTTTGGACTTTCCGGATTAAGATTCGCATAATCTTCCGGCGGATTATCAACTACCCTTAAAACTTTGCCCTGGATATTATCCAGACACCATTGACAAGCGTCTCTGTGTGATATTCCCACTACATATTCGCCCGCCCGTATGCCCGATATAAAACCGGCATTAGCCCCGCGATTCATCTCCGTTATCGCTATCCGATCCATATCCCGGTTAAGCATACCCTCCTCGTCAAATTCCCCAAACAACATTTGTGCAAATTGCTTATGCCCGGTCCCATTCATCACGGCCTCGATCAACATTCGCCTGATCCTGTGTTGTGCGGCCTCGCTAATGCCAGCAACATCCTCAGCGGCCAGTTTTTGCAACATTCCTATATATCTGACCTGCTCATAGGTTAATTTGCCCTGCTTTATGGCTTCCCTTACTGATGTCGGCAAGGCCGCAAGGTCAATGGCAACCGGTTTTTCGCCCAGTTCCACCATCGCCCCAACCAGAAATGACCTCATTACAAGATTAGTAATATTCGCCATTGGCAGTTCAAATAACTTGCTCAGATATTCCTTGAATCGGTTCATTTCCCTGTCCGAAATATCCTTCCCAAGCAATTTATGATCGGCTATATATTTCAATACCTTAACGTTTAATTCCTTGCGCTTCCATAACTGACCCTGAAATTGCCTCTCCAGTTCGGCAATTATCTTATTTTCACCATCTCCCGGCCTCAATCGCGGATGACTGTGCTTTTTGGCTTTGCTTAACCCTAAAGCCTTCGTCAGACCATCTATTACAATCCGCTTGTCCGTCAAATCGGCGTTTAACAGGTCAGACTTAAAGGTTATTTGATATTTATCGGATTTACCCATTGTCTCTTATAACCTTAAAGCCTTCCTTTGCCGAATATGACAACATCCTGAAATGAAAATACGGATACTTCTCACAAGCAATTTTCCACTTAACGATTCCGTCATCCGTGAAATAGCCACCCTTAATTTCCTCAAAGCATATTACGCCGTTATTATCGATAACCATGAAGTCCGGTGTATAATAGCAATTGTCCCCAAGCCTCAGTTTAATTCCCTCAAAATAATAATCCCGGATTTCACCATTACGCTTCATAGCCTCCAGTCCCAGGGCATATTTCGCCTCGGTCTTATTCATTACGCCCGGCGCTAATCGCCCGGCTCTGGCAAATTGCTTAATCATCACAACCCCTGACATTTATTGAATAAAAAGCCCATGCTAAAAAGCAACAATCCCAGCAGAACCGCCAGGATAGCATCAAATTTCTTTCTTATTTCCCGTCTCATTTCTGAATCTCAACCGTTAATGTTACATCCTTGCCGTTCAAGGATTTCTTCATAGTCTTTTTCGCTATGGCCGGGCTTTCTTCTTCGCCTTCCTCGGTTTCCTCCCAATCGGGAAATTCGTCATATTCCGAATCTTTATCCGATCCTTCATCACCCGGCCCACCGCCTCCCTGTCCCGGCATTTCACCATTACCCGCCATAATAGCCTGCTGGCTTTGCTGAAGCAGGGCATTGCTGATTAACTGCAATATCTGCGGATTGCCGATGCCCGGCAAGTCAAATATATTCACACCGCCCAGGTCAAGTTTCTGCTTTGGTTTATCTATCTCCACCAGCAGATCGTTCACACTGCATGTAGTTGCCAGACGCTCCTTGTCAATATCCAATTTCTTCTTTTCATCTTCCACATCCAGCCCGCTCCAAACCAGCCCTACACCATCTATCCCGGTCAACTCCTCAAAGATTCCAGAGGCATTCAGTGTATCCGCCATTTCGTTCAGATACCGGCGCAATCCTGGGTCTTGCGACCTTATCATCGCGCCTTCTTCCTCACGCTTATCAAATAATTTTTGTTTGCCCACCGTATTCTTATTAGAAGCCAGATTAATCACTTCCGGCGACATGCCCTCAAACGTACACATAAAGGAAAATAATGTTGACAGCCACAGAAAATCTTCCATCTCCCTGGAAGATTCGTGAAATTTGACAAACTCAGTTTTAGTTCCTTTCGGCGTACCCACTACCGGATATTTCCATTTATCATTCTGCCCAGATGAAACCCCCCAGATCAATTTCCGGAACAGATTCATTTCCTCACGGCTAAAACCTTCATCCGTGCCGCCCTCAACCACGATCATACCTTTAGGCATACTATTAGCCGATCGCCGGGTCACGTTATAATTCATCGAGTCCATGATATACTTCATCACGTCCAATGCTCGCTCGACCACGCTGTAACCCTTGAATTGATGCTCAATATCAGTCGTGCCAAAAAACTGCTTATAGATCATCCTCTGCGGAGCATAAACCGCAATTAGCCGGAAAGCCCGGTCAATCATTCCAAACCGATATTCATCGCTATAATAGGGCCGGTATCCATATCTCAGCATTTCCTTATTACGTTGCGGCTGGTAAAGATTGAATTGCACGTTATAGGCCAACTCCTCCTGCTGCTCCAGTTTTGGCACAATCGGATAAATCAAACCGGCATCCACCGCCACCAATGCCGTCGGCTTGCCGCGATTATTATATTTAGTGTTCAGGCTTGCCCGCTCCCGGATCACCTCGACTGCAACCTTGCCAACATCAAATATATCATTGTAGCAATACCACAGAAAAGAAGACAACGACGCCATTTCATCATTCGGCACAAAGAAAAACTCTTTGGCAATCATATTTTCACAATCGCCACAGATTTTCTTCTCCGACCGGCTTAAATTTTTCTGCCGGTCTAAATAGGTGATATTAAAACCCGGATTTTTACCGTCCGATATTCGCCCAAATTCACACAGCTGGTTATAGCGATATGATTTAATTAGATTCGCCGGAATAGACCGCCCCGCCCGGCGCAATATTCTGTAATCTTGCAGATTTTGCGGGAAATTATAATTATCAATCGAATTGTAGCCGACTTCAATATCGTACATTATCGACATCAACGAACTTATCACAGACCGATTATCAACTAATTTCTCCTCCAGATATTTATTATAGGCTTTTTGGATCTCCGGGTCTTGCAGAGATTTCTCTATTTCAGCCATTGTGCCGTCTTCCTTCGCCCTATTGATTATTTCCCGCGCCTGAAGAACAAATTCTGATCGTATATCATCAATCGGTGTCGTTATTTTCTTTTTCTTTACCACAACTAACCCCGCTTCTTATGAATATTATGAATATTGGTATCGATACGTTCGCTAACCTTCCCGCCTGAAATGCTAAAACTGATATTAACCTCACAATATTCCGACAATTCAATTTTTAGCAACCGTAATACAGCCTGTAAATGCCCGACAATCTCACCCTGCTGGTCAGAATTGTAATCTTTTGAAACTATCGGAATATTCACAGTTTCAAATTAAAGTCACTTTGACATAATTATCAAGCGTTTTTTGACATATAAATCAAGTGCCTATAAACGGAAACGCCCTGTTTTCATACAGGGCGTTCGGGAGAGGGAGGAGATGATACTTATTTTAGATTAGAGTGAATTATACAGTTTAGCACGTTCTTCATTTGTAAAATACTGTTTTTTAAAGTCATTTTCCCGATAATATTCTCCAAGCCTATGAATAATTTTATCGTCACTTTTTAATAGCATATTAACAAACAAATCAAATAATCCGAATGTTTGTTCAAGTAGGTTTTTAACCTCCCGCTTAGGCATTCCAACATAAACCTTAAAAATATAATGGTTCTCTGTGGCCGTCATAATCTTTTTATTAAGTTCTTGTATATCATCAAAAGTCTCAATCTTAGCCGACTTACACAATTCAAATAATTGTTCATGTAAAAACATATTCACCTCAAAGATGCTCTAACCCCAGCATAAGTAGTCATATTCGCTTTTCAATAATATATTTTCGGAGTTCATCGCCTAACGATATTAATCCGACGCCGATTATGCCATTAATCTCAATGACAGCTTAATCATGGCTTCCTCCACTATATAAGGTTGTGCATTTGTATTAATCTTTTTGCTACCGGCAATAGCAATTGTAGGTGTTTCGAGTCTGCGTGAACAATTGCTTCCGCAAAATGGATCATAAAACTGCCGTGTGATCCTTCCCCGTCGCTTATCCGGCTAAAAAGTTCTCTGACATCTATTTCTGTCATAAATCTGATATAGTCGTTAAGTGAGCTAATTACGACAAGTCTCATATCTGACCGATCTCGGCCAAGCACTTTCTTTTCATCAGGAAAGGAATCCTCAACTATCACTATCATCCCGGTAAGGGTATTTTCGATCTGATCGCCCTTTTTTAATTCCTCTAACTTAACCATTTCATCATCTCCATTTTTAACAGTTCTTATCTCCTGTCACCATATAGTACATTCATATTTTATTTTTGTCCGAAATGCCTAAATCCTGATATTCTCTATCTCGATCTCGCAATTGATTACATCCAATTCCGTGAATTTGTAGCCCGTCTCTCGCATAAAGACACAAAATTCCTCGGCTGTATCATACATCCGCCCATATTTGCGGCTGAATCTCTTAATGCCGATCCGGTATAAATCCATCTTCTTCTTTTCCATCATCGTATCACCGTCATTAGGAATAATTCCCTGAATATCCAAAGCATTCATTCTGCCTCCCGATTCAATGATTTGGCTGACACAGTTCGAGTCTGCGTCAAATATATCCTTACTGCCGCCGTCAGGATGATCCAATTTGGAATTGTTAAGCATCAGCAGTTCGCCCATTTCCTTTTTTCGGACAGGATCATCCAGGTATTCAGCCAGATTATTCCAAACCAAATGCCGATATATCTTACCACGCCTTACTTGCAAGGGATTTGACGGAAACACGGCTTCCGATCCCTTAATGCCAATATCCAGCATTTTTTGATTCAAACTTACTGATTGATATTTATCCGATGATAACCCCTTGCTGTTTTTAAAATGCGTCCCCAGCAAACTAATCAATATATTTTCCACATTAACATAATCAACCGGGTA